TTGTTTATAAGTATTTGATATTAATTTTCCGGTTATATCTGTCATATTAAATCCCAACTTTTATTGGCATCATCCCATTGTGTAGTATGCCCTGTTTCTACTAAAGTAGTTGGATTAATTGTAATCCAAGTAGCTGTTTCATTCCACTTAACTCCTCTGCCACCATCATCTGGTCTTGGATTTCTAATGGCAGGATTGTCTTTTACATTCGGTACTTTGTTTTGTGGATGGTTTTTTAAATCATACTGCCCCTCATAATCCTGTGGACATACCAACAACCCATAACTATTAAGTTTCATTACTCTATGAGGATACACAAACCCGCATGTATCACAGGCAGCTAAAGAATTTTTTTGAGTTGCCATTAATTATAAAATGTCAGTCTTGGCAAAAGATAAATACTGGCTCTTTCTCTATCTTCTTCCATTGCCCTAGCCAACATTTCCTCATAGTTTGTTTTTAACATCGCAATCCTTCCTTCCGCAACCCCAGGTCTTTTCATTGACATGAAATAAGCCAGACCGCAAGTAAGAGGAGGTAAGAATCTTTTAGGAAGATCTGCATTCTGGATGGCAGATTTATTTACATCCTGTAATTCTTTTACAATTTCTATTTTTATAACATCAGTGGAATTTTCTGGAATAGGCCACACCGACATTACAGGATTGTCTCTGCCCCTGCGAATACTATACTGGCTAGGTCTACCAGTTTGAGTCTTGGCAGGTATAATCATATATTCTTCTGGGGTAATACGAGTTAGTTTAATATCTGTGTTGTCTCTGCTGATAACAACTTCCAGAGCATTAATCGTACTGCTACTTAAATCATATGCAGTTGTTGAAGCCGCAACTGTTATAGCTGTTGTACTGGTAGACCAGAGAAGAATGCCCCTGTTCTGCCAATCTTTAAGCATTAGATTAATAGATCGTCTGGCAGAGGCTGGCTCATGACCAAGCGTATCCTCGCCACCAATCATTTCGGTAGCTTCCTGAATAACCTCATCTATATCTAGATTAAAGTTATATGTACCTGATACAGCCATCGCTCTTACCTATTTCCTTTTCTTTTTATAAACTACTTTTTTCTTTTTCTTTTCAGCATACTTTTTAGCAGCGGCTTTACCTTTCTTACTATATGAAAAATATTTAGGCCCAACTTTAGGCATTATAAATATCATCTATAAGCTTAGTACCAACACCACCACCACTAGTCATTCTGATAGTAGACTTAATTCTTGATTTATTAGTTACCTTGCCACCAGTTGCTCTTACTCCCCCTAATAAATCTTTTGGTTTAGCTGCTTTAGCTCGTTCTCCAGGTTTTTCCGTTATAAGTCCTCTGCCACCTTTAACTTTAGGCATAGCCATACTAGCCATTTTCGTTTTAGATAGACCTTTGTAAACTGGTTTTTTTGTCATTCCAAAAGGTACGTTAATTTTCTGACCTACTCTTATTTTATTAGGATCTTTAATATCTGGATTAGCTTCTAATAATTTTTTTAAAGTTATATTATTTTTTTTAGCTAACTGAGAAAGAGTATCTCCAGATTTAACTGAATGCGACTTAGTATTTAACTGATATATCTTGTATCCCCCACCAGCCGTTCCTATTAGACCAAGGGCTATTGCCGCTTTTTCCTTCTTAGTTAATAATGGTGCTACTTTCGTACTTGCTTTTTTCTTAGTTGACCTTTTCTTAGGTGTCCCACCTGTTACTTGCTTAGGCGTAACTGGTTTTACACTTGCTTTGTTTGTCCAGGCTTTACCTAGAGTATCGTCCACAGACCCAGGTTTTGTTGGTACTACTGGACCTAATTGGGAGTCATCTGCTTTTTTCCGTTTCTTTGCCTTGGTTGCTGCTTTTTTCAATGCTGCTGCTTTTTTCAATGCTGCTGCTTTTTTCAATGCTGCTGCTTTTTTCTGTTTCTTTGCCTTGGCTACTGCTTTTTTCAATGCTAATGCCACTGCTTCTTTCTGTATAGCTGACATACCAGCTGTAATAGCTCTTTTTTTACCTGACATAATTAATCCTCCACTTTAAAAGATTTACCTTGCTGGTAATCTTCATCTACAACAACATCTTGTGGCTTTCCTACAATAGATGGACCTTTCCTGGCAGCGCCAAAACCCTGTCCTGTAGGTTTTCCTAGTATCTTATCCAACTTTGCTGGACGTTCCAATAATGTATGCGGTCCTACCCCCATTTTAACTTCTCCTTTTCTTTGGCAATTTCTTTAATATTTTAGCAAATCTAGCTTGTTGACCTAATTTACCAGGAGCCTTTGCTACCCGATTTAAAACTGATGCAGGAATAGTCTTTCCCTTTTTAATACCAAGAGATTTACGTAATGCTCCAGGTTTTTTAATAGCCTTCTTAATATTTAATTTCTTTTTCTTTTTTCTTCCAGGTTTCATAATCTGTTGTCTTGTGCTTGCTCTGTTAACCACGTTTCATAGCCTTCCCAAATCCTCTTTTAGCTGCCCCCACACCTTTGGGTTTGCCTATTTTTCCCCCATACTTCTTTTTTTTTCTTCCTGCCAACATACCTTTAAATTTTCCTTTAGAATCAAACAAATGAGGATTTTTTTCTCTATATCTTTGATTATCCTCTTCATGTGTTTTGTCTCTTGACTTTTTTGCTAGACTGAGTATAGCTTCCAGCATAGCTTCCCGATATTCTCCTGGACTATTATAATCGTCTTCCCATTTTTTATTACCACTTATTTCTGGAAAAAGTGGGGCAAGTTCTGGCCCTATATTTCCAACAGTAAATCCTAGACCAGCAGCAGTCCCTACTGGACCTCCTACTATAGATCCCATTACTATCCGTTTAGCAGCAGTAGATCCAAGCTTGTTGAGTAACTTTTTTGCCTGACTTTGAAGCTTTTTATTTCCTGCTACTTTTTGAAGAGCTTTTGCTCCAGCACTTGCTGCACCTATTTCTGTAGCCACTTGTGCTGCAAGAGGAACATTTGTATCTTCAGGCCAGAAATCAACATCTCTAGTTTCTTTACCTAGCTTAAAACCACCACCACCAGCTATAGCACTACTAAGAAGCTTTCCAGCAGCACTACGGCGAACTATTTTTTTCTTTCTAGGTTTATATTTTTTAATCATAACTAGAGGCCACTACCTGACCACCTGTCATTCTGTAGGTAATCTTACCTCCACCTTTTTTCTTTTTCTTTTTATTTTTCTGTTCAAAAATAGAAGGAGGAGGAGTACCTTTTTGACCTTTTGGGATTCCAGTTCCTTCTGCAAATGGATCTTTTTTCTTAGGTTTAACTTTCTTTGGAGGTAAATCCTTCTTTGTAACTTCTATTCCCATTAACTTGCTCCTTGTGCTATAGTGTCTGGACCACCGGCAGGTGAGGCAGCAACTGCCATATTATCCTGTCTAGTTCTCCTGGCTTGGTTGTTTAATTTAGCTACTGCTTCCTGATAAGTAGACTCCCATACTGGAAGAGTAGCCCAATCTTTCATATACATTGTTGCTTCCACCATACACCCTGAAAAAAGAGCCTTATAACAATAATCACTAAAATAGTTCTGAGTTGTCATGCTGGTAGATGTGGCAGAAGACAGGTATAGTGGTTGGGA